CACGGCGTACGACGAACCAAAGAACGTTCTTGCAAACCTAATGTCATTCTGTGCCACAACTGGCGCAGGGACTACGGTGTTGTTCGACTGTTCTGGGAACGGCGCTACTGCGTTAATCAACGGGTCGCTCTAATAGAGAGTGACCGTTGCCCTACCTGGCCTACGCATCCTTAATTGGGTACTAGTGAGAAACTAGTACGGCTACATGCCATGCGAAACGTGCGTGCCACCTGGCACCCTATCGTAATGATAGTCGTTGAGTACAACGAACGTAACGGCTGGAGGGACATTCCTGACGGAAGGGCAAAGGCTAATAGCCTCCTTACTTCCGAACTACGGGTCATATAGGCGTGGCTGTTTGGCTCTGAGAGGACTTCCTTATGGAATCCATTAAGAGCTCAGATTATATAGAAATAATCACCACACTTCTATGTGACGTGCAAACGTTACACAGTTCTGTGTTCACCGACCGCGCGAGACGCTTAACAACCGATAAGGTTGTGTCTCGCGTTGGTGCAGAAGGAATTGGTTTTCTCACGAAAACCCTACCCAGTCTGGGCAAGGCGCTTGACAGCGCTTTGTCCGATCGCGCACCACTCGACGCAGCCAAGCTTGCCTTCAAAAGCAAGCCTGGTTCACAGCTGCCCATTTTCATGGGTGAACTGTTCGAGCAAGTGTTGGATCATAACGGGGTAGTCCTACCGCAGGCTGATGTGCAATGCATCATCACGTTAAGGAGCCTCTTGTACAGTATGTACAAGTTAAAGTTCCCTAACGATCCTAAACAGGAGTACACGGTCATTCAAAAGTTTATAAAAACCGATGAAGACTTACGTACTTGGTCTGTTTACCTCAGCAGTATTGCTGATGGTATACACCGCAACGGGTGCGCCAGATACCTCAGGGACAGTAATGTCCCCTATTGGTACCAACGCACTATCCGTAACTCCCGTCGATTGCTCCTTGAGCTATTCGACGGTTTCGACTGGACTGACATATACCCAAGGCATGGCCCCGGAGCCGTCTCCACTGGAGAACGACTCTGGGACAAATACCGTTGGACAAACGTCCCCAGCCGAATCACACAGTCGTACCCCCTTGATTCGTATTATTACGTTTCTCCTGGGCATTGCTGTGATAGTCTTAAAGACATTCTGTCTTTAGGATCGGTCGAGTCTTACGCCAAGGTAATCCTTGTGCCAAAAGACTCTCGTGGTCCCCGTCTTATATCCTGTGAACCGCTGGAATTCCAGTGGATACAACAAGGATTGGGACGAGCCATCGTGCGGCATGTCGAACGTCACCCCCTTTCGAGGTGGTCCGTCCGATTCACTGACCAGCAACCAAACCGGCTAGGGGCCCTTGTAGGGTCTCAAACCGGTAAGTACGCTACACTCGACCTCGCAGAGGCGAGTGATCGCGTATCAGTTGGTCTAGTCAACCTACTGTTCCAGGGGCCTCTACTTGAGGCCTTGAACAACTGTAGGAGTTTAGGAACGACGCTCCCAGACCAGAAGGAGATACTACTCCACAAGTTCGCGCCAATGGGATCAGCTTTATGCTTTCCAATATTGGCACTTACCGTATGGAGTCTCCTTGTATCCGGTCTTAGAGTAGTCGATGCGAACGTCCTCAACGAGGACGTGTATGTGTATGGGGATGATGTCATCGTCCCGGCCCACCTGGCCGAGCACGCGATGAACATACTCGAGTCGTTCGGTTTAAAAGTAAACCGTGACAAGAGTTGCACCAAAGGATTCTTTAGAGAATCATGTGGCTTAGACGCTTATAAAGGCGTTGACGTCACACCCGTCCGTTTTCGGACGCCTTGGTCATCACTCCGCCGCCCTGAAGTCTATGCTAGTTGGATGGCTTACGCCAACCATCTACACAGACGCAAGTACTATAAGACCTACGAGTTAATCGTAGAGAGGTTACTCCGAGTTTACGACTCGGTCCCTCTGGACGTACACCTTCTGAAGGTGCCGTCTCTCCCATATGTACCTGATTCGTACCAAGCTCCACGCCGACGCTGGAACCCCAACTTGCAAAAGTTGGAATACCTCGTCAATGTCGTGGAACCGGTGAAGCGAGATAAGGAGATCGACGGTTGGGCCATGCTCCTGAGATATTTCTCAGAGGCTAACTCATCGTACGAGCTCTATCGCTCACATCATAGCGCAGGTGCGCCACACGAGCAGTCGTTAATGACTGCCTTTTCAGTCAGAGCATACACACTCCAGCGCCGTAGTAAACTACGACGCAGGTGGCGGT